AGCCTGAGCCTGAGCCTGAGCCTGAGCCGGAACCGGAACCGGTGGATGAGTGGGAGGCGTGGTTCTCAACTTGTCCGCTAAAGAGAGAGTGGTTCGGAGATTGGAGCGAGTTCAGTACAGCAATGGCACTTTGGTTCGGACGCCAGCCGTCCAGGTGCAAGTGTGGGGAAGGAGAGTGAGATGTTGAGATGTCCGGTCTGTGGAGGGTTGATTATTGTCACCTCGGGGATTCGTAGCCGTGTTTATGATGGCACAGGCAGGGCTATTGTTTACCAGGACAACAAGCCAAGTTTGTATAAAGTCTTCTGTGAGGATTGTTTCATTTTGTTTCATCCCAGGGTGTTGGGAAAATTTAAGTTTATTTCGGAGAAACCGTACTGGAAAAAGTGCGGGAAAGGAGGGTAAAATGAAAAGAACATTTAGCATTGAGTGGCGTGATGATTACGGCGAAGATTGGATGAGCAAAGAGAACCTGGAGGCGTGTCTATTTTCAAAAACGTGCACTATGAACGTCCAAGTTAAGGTAGTCGAAATGGAAAACCAACAACCCGATTCAGCGGACGAGGTTATTGACGGTTTGTGTACTGGATGCCAAAAAGCTCTTAGTGATTGCGGGTGCCTTTTCAGCGTAGCCCGCCGCTGATCTAACCATTGGGAGGCTGAAATGTATAACCCATATATTGAAGCTGTTAAGCGATTTTTAATAGACACTATCAAACAGCTTGAAAGTTCTATGGAAATGAAGCACGAACAAGCACAAGACGATGCGAGGGAGGCAATAACTTTTTGCCGGGGTATCTTGTCGCCTGATGCCCCCAACCTGCCGATTCAGCGGACGGTAAATGTTCGCATCATCGTATGATGAAGGTTGGTGGTCATCGCTACTGCCCTGATTGTGGGGCATATCAGTAGCCCGCCGCTGATCTAACCATTAGGCTGCTTGAGGATGAGCATGAATTGTAAGAATTGTATATGGTTTACCGTTTTCGATAAACGCGAAGATGAACCATCCAGCATGAGATGTCTAAAACGTGGCTCGGCAAGGTATATTGTTTTTCCGTATAGGCCACCATGTGGAGGCGAGCACTTTAAGCAATCTAACAAGCCGCCAGACCCGACCGGAGACGAACGGCAGGTCAGCTAAACATTATGTTTAAGGAGGTTTTATGGAAATACCACATAAGGAAGATTTTCGGGGCACACCTTTAGGATGGGATCACAATAATGAGCCAATCCCGGGACTGATAAATATGGGTCAATATTGTGCTGCTTTACAGAAATATGCTGTAGAAGCCACACTTGAAGCCATTCGAGATGAAGACAAAATAAGGGGTCTTGAGATGAAAATAAGGGATCTTGAAATGAAAATAAAATCTAACAAGTCAGTCGAGCGGATTGCGGGGTTAGCGGGAATCCCTGGTGGGTAATAGTGCTCAATATGGTTCAATTCCATACCCGTGACACGGCCCCGCAACCGCTCACTTCACCATTATGCTTCAGGAGATGCTGATGGGCATGAATTTAAAGGTAGAGTGTCACCATTGCGGAAGTAAGGTTGGTGAATTATGCAAGGGATCTTGAAATGGAAAGCACATTAAGCAATTAGAAGCGGTGTTACGCATATTGGATCTCAAAATAGTAAAACATGAAAACGCAGTTTCTTATGGTCAAGGTAGAGGTCAAAATTGGCGTGGTGTAATTAGACATGAATCATTGCCGCATGCAAATTAAAGCATAACAAGTTGATTCAGCCGACGCGAAAAGCGCCGCTGATCTAACCATTCGGCTTGAAAGGAATATGAGATGTCGTCAGAAAAAAGTTGTTGGAGTTGTAAACATGATGTGAAGTTCCCGCTCCCCGATAATTGCATGAGTTGCATGGATGGACGAGGCTCTAATTAGAGGCACCTCCGGCGAAATGGTGTTTGATATCCTCGCCGATTGGCAGATTGAGCGAATAGAAATGTTGGAGGCTGAGATAAATAGAGAATGCAAACTCGGACATTCTAACGATGATTTAACGAAACAGTCTGGTGCTACTGGAAGAAGTGTGCATTTGCCTGAGATAAATAGAAGAGGTGGAGGAAATTGATGGCGTTGGCTATGCTGGGACACCCAACCACGGATTCGCAGAATGAAATGAAATGACAGCATTCAACGAAACGATTTGGATTAAGATAGTAGAGAGAGCGATAAACGATTACCTCTACGGTTGTCGGAGCAGTGATAGCCAATCGAAGGGGGTTTTAGGGGAATACCAGAGTGCTTTTAATTGGCTATTCCTCGACTCTCAGGATAGTGAAATACTGTTCTCCGATATCTGCAGGGGGTTTGGCGCTAATATTGAGGAATTGAGGATTCTAATAAAGAGAGCGGGGGATGGAGTGGGGGGCCGAGTGATGAGGGCAATTGAAGTGAAGAGATTAATATCACATTGCATTAAATGTGATGATACTCCTTCACGGGGCGTGCTACTCGACCTCGAGGAGGACAGCCTCTTTCTCGTGGAGGAGTAGGCTATGTGCAGGGGGAGGAGATTCCCTCTCGCTCACTTAAAAATGGCCGCTTAATTATCAGGAATACTCAAAGAGATGGAAAATAAATGCCAATTAATTCAGCCCCCTAGGATAAAAAGGGTTTTAAAGGAATAAAAATGGCTGATGAGAGACCTAAAATCAAGCGGAGAAAAGAGAGCAGCCCCTCCATCATTGAGCCTCCTCGAGTAGCGGAGGTTGTCGCTGGTAGAGCGAAGAGGCCAGGGAGGCCTACCCTCGAGGATGCTACTATATTGACCCCCGAGATGGAGGAGGTAGCGCAGAGGACTCACGCAGGGTATTCTCCCTCTGAGATCGCCGACGCTCTGCGGATAGGTACAGATAAGGTAGTTAGATATTTGCAGAGCGTCCCCCTCGTGCAGCAGAGGATAAGGCTGCTTAGAGGAGAGCCCCTCTATCGATTTGATCTGCTGAGGACTGAGTTAGGAGAGGCGAGCTTTAGAGCCGCAGTGAGAGCAGTGAATGAGGGAAGAGTACCGTGGAAGCATTTGATGGAGTTGCTGGAACGGTACGATCCAATAGAGCAGAGGGATAGGAGGACGGTGACGTTAGAGCTTGAGGAGACTACGCAGCCGGGGGGAGACAGAAAGGAGGAGGGGAAGAAATCTATTTTTAGGAGAATGGAGGTTAAGGGGGAGACAGAGAGGAGATGAGGAGCGTGGTGTTGGCGTTGGCGTATAATGATGGTTGGCAGGGAGGAATAGCGATGGGAAGAGAGAAGAGGGGAGGAGTAGGGAAGAGGGAGGAGGGAAGGTGGAGGGGATTCCCTTTCATTCATTGGCCAACCAAGCCCTGTCACAGCCCCACTGGATCCGCTGACAGCCAATAGCCAATGCGGGTAGTGAGGTACAAACTATTGCAGGGTAAGGGGCGGGCGCCCTACATTCGAAACAGAGGGTGGGGGGCGGGGGTGGATTGGGGGCATCCCAAATATATCGTAACTGTTTTTTACTCTTATTTTTTAAATCATGGAGGACGGCACTATGGATATCGATAGGCTGAAAAGACTTTTAAACGAGGATGATGAATTGATAGGACTCATTGGGGATCGACTGAAAAAGATCTACTGGACTCCGCGGGTAGAAAGTGATGGATGGCAAACTATTCCGGGCAGCGAGTGGCGCATTATAAAGATGCCAGCCACCTACGAATTTGTATACCCAAAGATTATGAAGGGAGGAGAATAATGATGGGAAAGAAAATCTACAGCATTACGAATGTGGCACTTGCGAGGGCGCTCGGCTCTAAGGGCGCGGAGAGGATGATCGAAGCGATAGAGAGCGGTGACTACTACGACGGCTCCATCAAGACGGCTATGGGCAAGCTGAGAGGGAAGCTCAAGGACGACACCCTTCTACCCATTGATGCGAAGGTTAGGAGGTATAGGTGCGACTTCCTATTCGAGTGCATCGAGGTGATGATGACACACGACGAGTTTATAGACACGGAAGAGGGGGAGCAACTGCCTATCGTACGCATACTTGCAGAGGACGTCGACGACGATGCCTGAGATCGGAGTGTCTAGGGAGTTTCTGGAGGGTGTCGAGGGCATTCCACATTGGAAAGCTCTCTGCTCGTCGATAGAGTATTACATCGAGCACCTCCACCTGCCAGACAGCTGGTTTGACGGAGGTGGGGTCATCGCGGATGCGCTGAAGTTCCAGTACTTCACGCGACTTCTGAGGGAGGACTTTGACCTGAGGCATCGCAGGAGGAACAGCCATCCGCGACTATTCAGGGCGCTGTTGAAGTATGGGATAGGGGACGACGAGATACTGTGGTGGTATATTCTAGAATTTCTCGGCTTTAAGATACAGCGACGCGCGGTATGCAAGCTACACAATGAGGAATTCGATAAATTCGACTACCCTCACGCCGCTCCATTTGATTATATTAGCGACATGTTCTTTGAGCGGACGCGAAACTCTATTGCCTTCGCTAATAGAACGGGTGGGAAGACGACGGAGGTGGCCATCCTCAATCACCTTGACATGGCGTTCAAAGCGGATTGTGAGGTAGCGTCTGCCGGCTCGACCCTCGATCAAGCCGGAAAGGTGTATAAATATTTCGTCGCGTTTCACCGTCACCCTACTATCTCAGCGATGTGCGAGAGGCCGCCAACGAGGGGCTCAACTACCTATGTCAATAACTCCTTCCAGGAGGTGGTCACGGGGTCGATTAAAGGGCTGAACAGTCCACATCCGCAGAAGGCGCGCATCGACGAGGTTGAACTAATGGACTGGGGAGTTCTGCAGGAGGGCCTATCGATGTCGATGTCTAAAACCACTGAGGATGGCAGGGACATCATGGGGCAGAACACCTTTCTGTCGACGAGGAAGTACGACGTCGGCACGTTTCAACGACTCCTAAACGAGGCGGAGGATAAGGGGTGGAAGATCTATTGCTGGTGTATATGGGAGATCCTTGAGAAGTGCGAGCGTGAGTGTAGGGGTGACGAGGTGCGCGGTGACTGCCCGATCTTCGAGAAATGTAGGGGGATGGCCCACCACTGCTCAGGGCACTATAAGATTGACGACTGGATCGATAAGGCGAGGAGTATTAGCACCCCCGTCCTTGATGCACAGTGGTTCTGTAAAAGGCCCTCCACTGTCGAGTTAGTCTACGGAGCGCAGTGGAATAGGGAAGTCCATTTTGGTAATAGCCTCAGCATTGTACCGATGAGTAATGTTCTCGTCATGTCGGCGATCGACTTTGGTTCGTCTCCAGGGCACCCATTTGTCTATCAGAAGGCGTATGTGGATTATAGCGATATCTTTAGAGCCCTTGACGATACCGAACCAGGTAGAGAATTGTCATATAAATTGACATTCTATATTTTTTATGAATACCGCTCAGGTGCAGATACTATCGAGGGACATAGTCGGAGGATTAAGGCCTCGCCCGCGTGGGCGGCGCAGGAGATCATCTTCGCCGATCCCTCTGCCAAGCAGGCCCGCATCGATCTCCTAAATCTCTATAAAATTAATACATACTCTGCAATCAACGATGTTGAGAATGGCATAGAGCTCGTGCGCGCGCACATGGAGACGTGGCCGACTATGAGGAGGGTGGCGCTCTTAAAACCAATTATTATATCCTTGAGAATTACCTTGAT